TAAGAGCACCAGCGACTGGAAAAACTGGCATCTTAGGAGGAGTAGCCACCCACTTACCCCGCTTGTTTAAAATGGAGCGACCGAGTCGTCCACGTTGTTGCCTTCATCTCGAGACCAACCTGTCCCTTCCTCCCAAGGAGGAAGTCCAGATAGATTGGAGCTTACGTACTTCACCTCAGTCCGCTCGTACTGCTTTCCTGACTGGGATACACCATAGTCACCGGTTGGCCTTACTGAGAAGGCCACCGGCTTACCAGCTAGTAATGTGTTCCCATTACTCAGCGTGAGCTTCTCCACGATCCCAAGAGCCGCAAACAGTCTCGCCAGAAACTCGTGGCCCATCTCGGTAGCCTTTGGGTTCTTGTGGCCAATCCAACCTCGTTTTCTGGAAGTCCCATCTCCAGATCGGAAGGTAATTTGGTATTGCTGTCCATTCGCGATTGGCTCGAGGAGTTCGAAGCTATCGACCGAACCAGTGTAATTTCCACTAGCCAGGATCCGATCGCGTATCTCAATCGTCGTGTTTTGTGGGTCAAAAAGAACGGTTTCACTCATTAATACCTTCACTTTCTAAAGTTATTTGCTCACGCAACTTTGGGATTTGCTTGCGCTCCTGTGATGCCATTAGAGACAAGCGTTTTAGTCGTACAGCGACGTCTCTATGTCGTTGCTTTTGGTGATCTTCCAACTCTTCCATTCGAGTGTAGGAAACTCTCCGAATTGTCTTATCCAGCATCTTGGTGAGGTGCTGATGTAGTTGTCTTTCTGCAAGCTCTGCCTGTTCGCTAGGAGGGACCATTCGGTAGCCCTCTGTCCTGACGTTGACGAGATCAATTTTGTGGTCAATCAGCAGGCAGTCTCGAAACCCAATAAGGTTCTGCATAAAATCAATCTGTCTGCTCTTGTAGGCATCAACGGTAATCCCAGGTTCGTTGGGGTAAACATCAAAGAGATCGTAAAAGTATTGGTGAGGGACGAGCTCACCAATCTCGTAGACTTCCAAAATTTCGGAAACTTTCGCTTTCCACATCGGGTAAATGGTGAGCTCTCCCATATTAAACCGCTGCCTCCAGATTAAACTTTCCGTAAGTTGGCCGATAATCACAGAGGCCTACTAGACGACCACCAACTTCCAGAAAGTTTCTGACCTCGATGGCATCTAATTGACTCGGATCAATCGCTACCTGGAACTCTGCAGCCCATTCCTCAAAGAATGGGCGAGTCCGAATCACTGTACTTCTGTTGACAGTGACTGGCCTACGATCTCGGTAACACTTTGAATACAAGCCTTGGATATCACGTGGCCCATCGTAGAGGAGCTTTACCTTGTCCTCGACGGTTTGCAGAGCTCTCGTAACGGTCTTGCCTTTTTTGGAGAACTTGGCTGCTTCCCTGAGCAAAGCATCAACACATCTAACAGGTATGTAAGGACCAATCTTAGGATCGTGATAGATCCCAGCTTGGTACTCGATATAAGCGAGCTCCTCGTGATGCTCATCCGTTTTGTTTCGTACAGACGAAATCTTCTTCATCTGTTTTGCTAATGGATGCAACGGGTCACAAGCTACGTTGTTGTGCATCATCAGAGGCGTATCGCCCTTAATACGGAAACGTAAGATTTCCATAGTGATTACCTTTTCTTGAGTGAGAGAGTAGAAGTTGGGAGGCGATCACGCCTCGCCACTCCAAGTGTGTAAAATTCTAGGTCCTGTCTTGCCAAGCACGGCCTTGCCTCACCTCGCCGCGCCTTGCCTGAACATACCGAAACACAACTTAGCCCACCTTAACCCAACACACCTTGAGCCCTATCTAACGATAGGAGAGAAGGACCATCAGTCCCTCTGTTCTTTCGTTAGCCAAGCCTTGCCATATCAAACCGCAACTGACCTTGCCGTACCTTGCCGCAACTAACCCTAACCAATCGCATCATAACCGACCTGGCCCTGATCCCATCCAACGACAGGAGAGAGATCCCCATAGAGTCTCTATTCTGTCGTTAGCCGCACCCCATCGCATCATATCCCAGCACACCTCAACTGACCTGATCCTACACAGTCTCACCGTACCTAGCCTAAAAGGATTAAATTCTGATATTGTGATGACCTTGCCTTATCAGACCGCATCGCATCTCACACAACCTGGCTTTGCCCGAACAAACCTCGACAGACCGGATTACACCTGACACCAGCCCGACATAACCCACCACGCTTGGCCACAGCAGACCACGTATCACTTCTTACTGATTGCTTTGACAATGGTCTCGTAATCCGGATTGATGATGGGATCCGTTAACCCAAAACGGTTACCCGCTAGATAAGCGGAGCTCTCGGCAACGTAGAGTACTCGCTCCTGTTTGATCGTTACCTTGTCCTCTCCTCCTTGCTTGTAGACCTCGCTGTTGAGATCCAGGAAGCCTATCAACTCAGCCCACTCGGTCAGTAAGCCAGAAGCTCGTTTGTCGAGCTTTGGCTCCCAACGACCGTGCTCAGGCAATAGAGGATTGATCACCGTCCTCACTTGGGCGTGAGTCACAAAACCAACGTGCATCTCTCGATGAGAATGAAGAGCATCCAGAGCACTGAGGATCTGTTGCCAGTACTTCAGCGCAGCGATGCGGCCCTTCGCAAAGCCAATATCGTCAATAGTCTTGTCCTTCCACTGCTCCCGAAACTGATCCTTCAGAACCTGGATCCAGATCTTCTGCTCGAGCCAGTCAGCGGAATCAACAAAGAAAGCGTTGAAGTCGTGATCCTCGCTATAGAGCAGCCGTAGCTGATTGAGGATCTCCGGAAAGTCAATTGCTGCCCAATCTAGTCTTGGGAATCCGTACCGTTCTGCTGATTTCTCAACATCTCCAAGAAGCGACTTAACGAAGGATGAGACGAGGGTTGTTTTACCGGTCTTGGGCTTTCCAACGAAGACACACTTGAGCGGTTGCCTTCGTTTTTTGGTTTGGACGAGCTCTGATAATTTTGAAATTGTTTCTCCCAATTTTTCTCCTCTAGTAATGCCTGATCATTATCGATGTATTGCCCACGCGAAGGGGACCAACGCAAGTGTCCTTCTTCTGGACTCCACACTGTCTTTAGGATCTTCCCCACGCTTGCTGGGCCCTTGGCCGCAAAGCGAGATTTTCCTTTTGAGTTGAACTTCTTTGATGTCATTCATCTGAGCCTCTAAGTAGGATTTGATGATCATCGTGGCCAGTCACATCTGCTGGCATAGCTGGCAGATGTTGAACCTGGCCTCCACGGTCTAAAAACTTTTGAATTTGATCTTGGTAGGCAGAGCCCTCAATTGGCATCGGTTCGCTGGGCTGGCCGATCCAATCCGGATACTCTTTAGCGGTTGGGATCCAAGCGAGTGGATACTCAGAATCACTGTTGCGATACTTACGGACACCCATCATCTGACGATTGGCAGCGTATGATCTGCGCTTTGAAACCTTCACACAGTCATCACAATACTTCCTCCGATAGTTGGCAGCCGTCATTAAAAAGGAATAAGGCTTTTTACAAACCTCACACTCGAGCGTCACTGGTTTGGGATTACGTCTCTGGGCATCTCGGCAAGTCCGAGAGCAGAGACTGTATCGACCCTTTGGGACAGGCTTCCCACACTGGATGCAATCCTTAACGGCTGACAGGGTAGGCACACACTCCTATGTGTTGGGAGGAGCCCAGTCTCAACGTCACTGTCGAGAGGCAAGAGGGAGGAGTTGCCTTCTGGGCTCAAATATTGAATCACGTCAATTGACTAGATGACGTTCGTAAATATATATTTTCATCTTTTATTATTGTCAACACGTAAATTTACAACGTAGCCTAATATGAACCAAGAAAAGCTAGTTGACTTTGTCCGGATCCAACTTGGATTTAGGTCACAAGCTGAGATAGCCAGAGCTCTAAACCAATCACCACAGGCCTTTAACCAGCGAAAAGTGCGTGGAACTTTAGCAATTGACGAAATAAAGGAATTGTTTATTGAGGCAGGGAAGGACCCAAATCTTTTGGCAGAATTCTTCTTGGACCAGATTGATCAATCAGTGAGTCAAAAAGATATTGTTGTAAATATGCAGACAACATATCGAAACGTCCCCGAGTACAACGTCCGAGTATCGGCAGGCCACGGTGAGTACCAAGGAATCGAGCACGTAAAGCAGGAGCTCCAGATCCCTAAGCAGTGGCTCCCAGAAAATGGGAAGATCGGGCTGGTCAAAGTGGAGGGAGACTCAATGTGGCCTACAATCGCTCACGGGGATTTTGTCGGTGTGGAATTCAACTCTGGCTATACTAGTGACGGGCTCTATCTGATCCGAGTCGAGGACGCAGCTTTTGTTAAAAGATTACAGAAAGAGTTTAATTTGATACGGATCATCTCAGACAATCCGCAGTATAGAGAGATGACCGTATCTCCAGATGATGGGAGTGACTTTGGCTTGATCGGACGGGTAGCACTCATCGTCAGAATGACGTAAGGGCTGTGGTTATTTTCTGAGGTCACCAAGACGACCAAGACTTTGAATATAGGCCTTGGCTTCTCGTCGTAATGTGAAGACTTTTAAGTGTTGCCACCCGTCAGGCTGTTGTTCAGCAACAGCCCAGAGTAGGGACGAGCGGTAAGGAATGCGCTCGATGCGGAGTTTCATAGCAGATTAAAAAGGTGGAGCAATTCGGTCAAGCAGTTCGCTCTCATCAATAGTGCAATCCGCTAAGATATTGCCACCGTGTGACATAGCTTTGATAAGCATATTATTCAACCTTTCAATCTGTTCTTGCTGTTGCAGAATAACATCCTCGTATGAGGTTCCATCTGAACACTTTGTAATTACAGAACCAACGATTGCTTCGTGGTCAAAGGAATAAATAACAGCATCTCGTGAGATGTCTTTTATTGTTTCCTTTAAATCTGCGTCTTCATCAAGGAACAAAGTGATCTCAACTTTGATTTTCTTTTCAATAGTCATACTTCCTCCAAGTAATTGAGTGATTGGTTAAGGTAGGCAGCAAATAGTCTAGGTTAACGGACGGTATCAATAAGCTGGCTGGCATTGGCTTGATACCGCTAATATCTACTGCCTGTGTAAATATATATATATATTATATGTTGACGTCAATAGATGATTTAAATGGGAAGAAAAAAAGTTCGTATTTACCAACATCCGAGCAGAAACGTCTACATCGGTCGCTATCACGAGACGGGCAAGGAGGTTACTCTGATATCCGTTGAGGAACTAAAACAGATCTGTGGGCGATCTGAGCAGCGGAAAAATCAATTGCTCGAGAAATTATAACAGGATAATGACCAGGTTCTCCCCAGTGATGAACGAGATGCTTTTCTTCAGATGATCCTCAACACTCGCTCCCCCAATACCTATAGAGATTA